CCAAGCAAAATCCACTTAGGTAGTGCCTTGTCAAACGTCCGTAAAGCCAATCCTGTTACTTCTTTGTTGTCTTCACACAACGGTATTGCTGGCATCTTGCCATCTAAAAGTTTAACTCCTAAGTCCTTGTATTCACTGATGTTTAGCCCTGCTAAAAACCACCACCGTCGAATGTCAAGTGGTATTTTACCAAAGTCAGGCGTGTGCCACCTGTTTGATGTATACCACTCATCAAGTACCGGCACATCCCAAGCTTTAAATGGGTCGGTGGGATCTTGTTTCGGTCCCGGCTTGAGTGCTCGACGGTCACACGCGGATGGTGTGTAGACACCTTTACCGCCACAGTGGAAACAGTAGCCGATAACGTTGCCATCCTCTGTACGTGTTAAGTAAAGCCTGTCGTTATGCAAACCCGTTTTACAGTGATGTATATTGACAGACCCCTCAGTTGGAAAGTGGTCTGAAAATTCCTCAAGTTTAATCCAATTTGTCATAGTCAACTCCTAAATAACCGTCCTCAAGTACCAACTCTTCGCCGGTAGGCGGTAGTAAAATCAACTCTCGGCAGTCCCTGCACAAGTCTTCCAAACGATTTCCAGGCTTGTTCCAAAAAACCCTGTTTAGTTTTATGTCGCACGCTTTGCATCTCATTGTTCCGTACCTTCATATCCGTCTGCCCACTCACACAAAGCACGGAGCGTTCGTAAAGCCTCATGCACACGCTGGATACGAACGAATTCATCAAGACCAGCACTCGGAGTGATTGTTGGAACAAGTTGAAAATCCGCCGGGGACAAACCCTTGATCAACTCTTCCTCCAAACATTCAAGACAATCTGAATAATTTTCAAGATCAGTTTGGATTATGATCGTTCGTGGTTTCTCCACGTTGCACCTCCTCTTCTGCTTCTTCTGCTTCTCGATGATCTTGGGTTTCTTTATCCAAAAAGTCTAACCAAGTTTGGTACTCGTGGTCGCTCTTGAGCAAAAGTTGCTCCCAAGCTCGTCGTGCGGCGCTCACGTATCGCCCCGATCTTGGGTCTCAAGGTCGATCAGCTTTTGGAGATAATGTTTAGCCTTACGCAGGTCTTCCAGACCTCCTCCGCTTGGCTCCTGCCACCGCGTGACGTACTTAATAATATTCCCTTCGCAAAACTGCATATTATGTGACGTAATATAGTCCCAAGGTTGTATTGAACTAGTGCGATAGTGCCTCGGCCCATAGTTATTCGCTTTCATTGCCATTGTTGTTGCTCCTCCTGCTACTGGTTAAAAAAATCGTGCAAGGCTGTGATGATCCAAACGACGATCAACAGCACAAGTATGTTCCCGGCCAGTTCGCTACCCATTTCACTAATGCCTTACGTCACCTTGTCTTCGACGCCAGCCTCATCAAGGACTTTCCGCCTATAATCCAAAAGCGACTGCCCTCGGAGCATCCTGCTTTGCGAGAGAGCGCTGCCGCGCCGACGCCAAACGCTGCTGTCTTTTTTCTTATCGCTCGGCTCAACGAAATCGTATGGAAATAAGGACACGGCTAATTCTTTCATCCACACATTTATGTCACGCATTCGCCTCACGCCTCCAGGCTGAACGTCAACACATCGATAGCCCATCAGCTCCCAGAATCTATTTGCTGCGACATCCGATCCGCAGCGCAATTGTATCCCGGCTATCCCCAATAATATCCCGCTTTCTTCTAGCAGTTTGCACAAGGCTGCTCCGTACCAGTTGCCCCGCAAATCGTACTCAATACAGGCTTGATGTATTTTTGTGAACGCGGAAGTTCGCTGAGCGCCGTGATAGAGATAGCCAGCGGGTTCGTTGTTAACCAGCGCTAATAAGATTCTTTCATTCTCTATTTCCCGCTCGAACACTTGTTTGGGATAAAAAGCCAACTCCTCTGCATTGCGTTTTTGAAGATGATCGACAAAGATCAAATCACGCAAACTCGCACATCTGATTTCCAGTTTCATCAATGCCTCATGCCCCTATTTAACGCCGGGTCTAAGAAAAGTTTGTCTTGACAGTCTTGACACAACCCTGAGAGGGTGTGTTTGCGGCGACGGCTGATCTCATCCAGGAAAGTATCCACTTCGCCCGGAGCGAACCACTCCGCTTTACGCGAGACCGTGACACTGCAAAAGACGCAGGTGTCGTTAACAATACTGGACCGACGGTCACTGCCGGTGGCTGCGGTCAAAAAAGATTCTATGTATTCTGATTTCCGTGTGGGTGTTGCCATGTTGTTAACGCCAAAAGTAAAGATGTCAAGTGTATCACAAATTAGTTGTAAAAACGTGAGTTGTGTACCGAAAAAACCCCACAACCAATTACTAAGGGTTTTAATAAAACCCCTTGGATCAGGTCTCCGCTCGCCACCCTAAAATTGTGGCAGCATCGTTGATTTGGTCGGCATAATTTCCCCGCCCAGTGTAACATTTTGGGTTGCTTGGATTTGCTTGAATAGCAGCATTGCAGTCGGCAATAATATATCGCAATGAATTATTGGGTAATTGCCAAAAGTGGGTGTTCTCTAGGTTTGCCGGTTTAGTTCTCATAGTCGGTGCACTCCTGTAATAAATATTAACAAGTACAGCTACCGTACTACTTAGAATTAAGTAATAACAGATATTTATTATTTATTGCATATAGGGGGTTGCAACACATATAAAATTGTAGTACAGTCCGGTTTCACCTTAACCAATTACGGAGATTAAGACTATGTACGCAGGAAACTTACTCTATAACTCAGCGACAGATGTACAGTTGACGCGCTCGGAACTCTCGGGGTTAGTAACTCCAGAACCATTGGGCGCTCGACACGCACCGTATTCCTTTGCGGAGTTTGCTGACAACACTCACGATGCGATAGAGGCTGCAGGTTACCGCGTAGACAATGAGCAGTTCGTTGTTACAAAAGACGGCAATCGGCTATTCGGGCTAATGCAGGTCGCGTTAGATCCAACGCACGCGGACTACCCAACGAGTAATGTATTTGACAACGTTCTTCCGCCGTACCCCCGCAAGCCTGAGCACTTAAAGCATAAACTTCTGGTAGGTTTGCGTGGTGCTCACGATCAACGTGTTAGCCGTGGACTGCTAATCGGCAGTAAAGTACTTGTCTGTAGTAACCTATGCTTCCACGGTGACCTAGGCAATTGGAAGTCTAAACAGACAACGAATATCGCGCACCGAATACCAGCCCTAATCGGGCAAGCTGTTAACGGCCTTGACCACGCTCGGACAGCCTTGTCTGACACGTTTAAACGCCTAAACGATACGCCTATAGGCCGTTCGAAAGGTGATGAGATTCTAGCGACCGTATACCGCAATAAAGGATTGAGCGCATCACAGTTGGGACGCGCACTGGATGAGTGGGGAACGTCTACCATTGGCGAACATACTAGTGGTGGGCGGAATGCGTGGTGGTTGCTTAACGCTGCAACGGAAGCCTTAAAGCCTACGGGGCAAAATGTGTCTCACTTGGACACTGAAAGCCGATCTAGGACCGTATACCGCACGATACGAGCAGAGGCTGCGTGGTCGTTAAACCCTGGCTATAACGTGTACGATCCTGCAGCGTAAAAAATACAAAAATAAGACTATTAAGCCCCTGCGGGGGCTTTTTTATTGCTTAAAATTCAACGTAGAACACGCGCAAATTATTGGGTTTAAGTGCTTGACATATGCTTACCGTACGATATAGTGCGTCCTCCTATTACTATTATTTTATATATACGGTGGTACTAATTAATGACTACACCAACATATTACGACTACGATAATCAGTGCTGGATTGTCAGTGACACTATTGAATCGTGCAGCCATCCTGCAACCATGAACTGCCAGTGTTACGGTAGACTCCACGCTGGGGAGCCGGCTACTGCAGAACAAGCGAAGAACTGGGACGATCGTCTATCCGCACAACGTGTCACTTGGTAATGCACATGCACCAATACATCCTAATTACAATCTACGTCCTATCCTGGGCGTACGTCTTAACCTATTGAAGGATAATCAATTATGCCAAGTCTAAAATTTGAGTTTGCATCTAACGCTGCAGCCGTTAGGGCAACGCTAGGTAGATCGATATCAATCAAAAATAGCAAAATGCCAGGATCGTCGTTCGCAACCGATCCGTTCGCTTGTGCGGTAGGCGCAAAGCTTGCGGTAGTACCTGGTAGTACTTGCGCAGAATGCTACGCACGACGCATCGCTAAAATGCGCCCTAGTGTTGCGTTAGGCTATGCTCGCAATGAGCAAGCGTTGATCGAAGCTTCACTGCTTAAGGGGGCGGATCGGGAAGCCTTCATCTTAGGTATGCGCGATCAGATATTGCGCGCAGTTGAGAAGACCGGGGAACCATACCACCGGTGGTTCGATGCGGGAGACTTGGCGAGCTTGGCAGTGTTGATCCTGATTAATGACATTGCACTTGCTACGCCTACCGTAAAACATTGGCTACCAACGCGGGAACTAGCCATAGCACGTAGATTCAATAATCTTTGGATGAATTATAGCCCTAGTGGCGACCGGCTAGACACGCTCAAACTTGCAGATAATCTCGTAATACGCGCTAGCGCGCCAATGATAGACGGCAGGCCACCAAGCAGGTTTGAGAACACGAGCACTGTCCACAAGCTCAATGAGCCTCTAGGGCACGCATGTCCGGCGCAGTCGCAAGGTAATCAGTGTGGCGCGTGTCGCGCATGTTGGGATAAGAACGTTGCTAACGTGTCATATCGCAAACACTAGGGAGACTCTCCATTGCATACCATTTAAGCCCCTGCGGGGGCTTTTTTATTGCCTGCAATTTGAGTACTCGGAACAACCTCAACCCTAGCAGAACATAGCCCGTGAGACCGTCTCTAGTCGCTGTCACGCTACGATCTAGTGGTGCCCATGCCTACCCTACAGGGGGGAGGTACTTATGAACTATCCTATGCCAAAGGAATATTAGGTAAGTGTGGGTCCAACACTCTCTCTCTCCTCTCAAATCCGTTACATTACAATCCGCTAATATAGTGATATCTAATATATACCCTGTGGATAACTTTGTATAACCTG